AGACTAAAGAATCTATAGGATTTAAGTTACATAAACCTTTTCGTTTAGATATTGTATCTGACGAAGGGGAACTTGTATTTAATCGTGAGAAGGGATATCAACTATCATGGTTTCCATGGGCACCTCTAAGTAAGGACAAAGATTTCTTCCTTCCTGCAGGGCATGTTATTACAGCATACGAACCACTGGATAGTATTACAGAACAATATGTTCAAGCAATAAAAGAAGAACAATACGAGAAAAATTTTAAAGCACATGAAGATGTCATTGCGGGTGTTACTGATGAAGACTTAGATATGGAACAAATATTTAAAGACGCAGAAGCAATACTAGACGATGAGGAAACATAAGTTATATGACATTGATGATAATTTAATTCTGTCATATAAAACAGACCACAAATTTCATGGTAGTCAACTCATTGAGGTTACAGGAACAGTCATTTTAAAAAAATTTTTAGTTGATTACCCTGCATTAATCAATGGTCAAGTTGGTATCGCATCATTTGATCAACCCATAGAAACTCCACTATATGATCTGAATTTTGTACCACAACCCTTCCCATTATTTGTAGGTGGCACACAGACATTTGAGCATCTCATGTTTAACGGTCCTAGTTATTTTAACATAAGGGTTGACGAATATAAACCTAGGATGTATATTGGTAATCTAATTACCAAAACATTTATTCCAGAACTACAATCTATTGCTCCTGTATATCTTTACGAAAAACAAGACAATAACATTTGGGACAAAGAAGACCTACGCAAATTAGAAACATTATGCAAATCGCTTTGATAATATTAAAGAGTGGTATTGAACTTATCACCATGGCAGAACAAATGGATGAAGAACCTAGTTGTCATATGCAAGATCCTTATTTAATTAAGGAAGATGGCACGTTAGAACCATGGCCACGTTACACAACAGACACTGACGTATTGCTTTATTCTGAAACTATTGCTACAATAGTCACACCAACAGAAGAATTGAAAAAGAAATACGAGATAGTTACTAAATGAGTTTTTACACCAACGTACAACTGGTTGGAGACAACATACACTACATCGGATACGAAGATGGACAACGTATTCAACGTAAGTTTAAGTTTTCTCCAACTCTTTTTGTCGTTACTAAAAAACAAACTAGATGGAAAACACTTGATGGTAGGTATGCAAAACCAGTAAGGTTTGAGTCTGTGCGTGAAGCACGTCAATTTGTTGACCAGTATAAAGAAGTTCCAAACTTTGAGGTGCATGGTTATGACAGATATTTGTATCAGTTTATATCCAAAGAGTTTCCTGACGAAGTAGATTATGACTTCAAGAGTATGAAGATTATGTCACTCGATATTGAGGTTGCATGTGAGAATGGATTCCCTAATGTAAAAGAATGTGCTGAGGAAATGCTCAGTATTACAGTGCAGGATTATGCTACAAGAAAGATAAAAGTATTTGGCACTAGATCATATAAAAATACACGTGATGATGTAGAGTTTATATTGTGTGATGGAGAACAACATCTACTTCGTTGTTTCTTAGATTATTGGATACAAAATTTTCCTGACATTCTTACTGGTTGGAATGTTGATGGATATGACGTGCCATATATTTGTGGTCGTCTTGAAAGATTGTTTGGTGAGAAAGAAATGAAACTCATGTCACCATGGGGTCATGTAAAAAGAGAAGAGATAGAAGTAAAAGGACGCGAACAAATATTCTACAGAATGTCAGGGATCAATGTCATTGATTATCTTGACTTGTATAAGAAATTTACATATACAAATCAAGAATCATATCGTCTAGATCATATTGCATTTGTAGAACTCGGTCAAAGAAAAGTTGATCACAATGAGTTTGAAAACTTCAAAGATTTCTATACAAAAGATTGGCAAAAGTTTATTGATTACAACATCGTTGACGTAGAACTAGTATCACGACTAGAAGAAAAAATGAAATTAATAGAACTTGCTGTTGCCCTAGCATATGATGCTAAGGTTAATATGCAAGATGTATATTATCAAGTGAGAATGTGGGACACACTGATCTACAATTTCTTAAACAAAAAGGGTATTGTTGTTCCACCAGGCAAACGATCAGACAAAGATGAAAAATACGCAGGAGCATATGTCAAAGAACCAGTTGCAGGAAAGTATAATTGGGTGGTTAGTTTTGACCTTAATAGTCTATATCCTCATCTCATTATGCAATATAATATTTCCCCAGAGACCCTCATTGAAAAAAGGCATCCATCCGCTACAGTTAATAAAATCCTCTCGCAATCTGTAGAAGTTCCTAAAGAATTTTGTCTCTGTGCTAATGGTGCACAGTATCGTAAAGACATTCATGGTTTCTTACCAGAGATGATGAAGAAAATATACGACGAACGTGTGCAATCTAAGAAGTTGATGATCCTTGCCAAGCAGGAATATGAGAAAACGCCCACAAAGGAATTAGAAAAAAGCATAAGTAAGTATAACAATATTCAAATGGCACGTAAGATTCAATTGAACAGTGCTTATGGTGCTATTGGCAATCAGTATTTTAGATACTATAATATTATTAATGCTGAAGCAATTACGTTATCTGGTCAGGTGTCTATCCGATGGATAGAACATCGGATGAATACGTATCTAAACAAAATATTGAAAACGGAGAAGAAAGATTATGTCATTGCTAGTGATACTGATAGTATTTACCTCAATCTGGGTGACTTGGTTGAAAAGGTATTCGAGGGGAGAGAGACAAATGATTCGAGCATCGTCTCTTTCCTTAATAAGGTGTGTGAGATGGAACTTGAAAAATATATTTCTAGTTCTTATGAAACGTTGGCCTCATATGTAAATGCATACGAGCAAAAAATGATAATGAAGCGAGAGAATATTGCTTCTACTGGTATCTGGACTGCAAAGAAAAGATACATGCTCAATGTATGGGATAGTGAAGGGGTAAGATATCATGAACCTAAACTCAAAATGATGGGTATTGAAGCAGTCAAATCTTCAACTCCTATGCCATGTCGTAATGCCATTAAAGATGCCATTAAAATTATGATGGATGGATCAGAAAACGATCTTGTATCATTTATAGATAGTTTTAGAAACACATTTGAAAATTTACCACCAGAAGACATTGCATTTCCTAGATCAGTTAATGGACTACGCAAATACAAGGCGTCAACAACCGTGTATACAAAGGGAACCCCTTTACATGTTCGTGGAACTTTGCTTTATAATTTTCATATCGAAAAGAAGCGACTTGAATACAAATATCCACTTGTACAAGAAGGTGAGAAAATAAAATATCTACACCTCAGACGCCCCAACAAAATAAACGAAAACGTTATATCTTTCCTTAACACATTTCCAAAAGAATTGGGATTAGAAGGACAGATAGATCGTGATGCCCAATTTAAAAAGTCTTTTCTCGATCCTTTACAAATCATCACTTCTGTGATAGGATGGGAGACAGAGAGGAAAGCAACTCTAGATTTCTTATTTGCATGACATCATCATTTTTAAAAAACATTGTCAAAGAGATTGACAATGACTACGCAGGACTATTATCAGAAGGTGGCGTAGGTGACATTGAATCATTTATTGATACAGGATCATATATTTTTAACGCATTAGTTAGTGGTTCTATAAACAAAGGTATACCTAGTAATAAAATTACTGCACTAGCAGGAGAGAGTGGCACAGGTAAAACATTCTTTTGTCTTGGTGTAGTCCAAAGTTATCTGCGTGACAACCCTGATGCGGGTGTTGTTTACTTTGAGAGTGAAGCAGCAGTCACTAAACAAATGATTGATGAACGTGGTATAGATGGCACACGTATGATACTTGTTCCTGTCACTACAGTTCAAGAATTTAGAACTAATGCTATACAAATTTTAGATAAATATCTAGAACAGAAGACAGAAGATCGCAAACCTATGATGTTTGTGCTAGACTCTTTGGGTATGCTTTCTACATCTAAAGAACTAGCAGATAGTGCCGAGGGTAAAGACACTCGTGACATGACTAGAGCACAAGTTGTAAAAGCAATTTTTAGAATTCTTACATTAAAACTAGGTAAAGCGAATGTCCCACTACTTGTCACAAATCACACCTACGATGTTGTCGGTGCTTACATCCCAACCAAAGAGATGGGCGGTGGTAGTGGTCTTAAGTACGCTGCTAGTACGATCGTTTACCTCTCGAAAAAGAAAGAGAAAGACGGTAAAGATGTCATCGGAAATATTGTCAAAGCTAAGGCAGCAAAGTCTCGTTTAACAAAAGAAAATTCACAAGTAGAAACACGTTTATACTATGATGCAAGAGGTCTTGACAAATATTATGGACTATTAGAATTAGGAGAAAAGTATGGAGTCTTTGAGCGTAAAGGAAATCGGATCGTTGTTGGTGATAGCAGTGTATATCCTTCTGCAATACTTAAGGATCCAGAGAAATATTTCACAGGGGAAATAATGGAGAAACTTGACTGGGCAGCAGGTCAAGAATTTAAGTATGGATCATGAAAGTAGATATATTTGCAGCAACAGTTCGTAAGTATAACGTTCCATCTAATGAGGAATTTAAAACTCATTGGACTAAAGAATATAACGATTGTAAATTTGAAGAATTATCTCCATTAATTATGGGGTATGCTAATATAGATCGTGATTTACATGAAGCTTACATTGATATTGTGAATCAATTCATGGTTGACATTGGTGCTAATGAAACTCATAAGTATGGTTTTCAAACATATATCTTTAAATGTTTAGAGAAGGGAGAGAGTACAGATGCGAATGATTTTTTACCAAGTCACTATACACTAGTTCATTATATTAATGATTGCAAAAGATCTGATTTGTTTGTTCATCCTGCAAAACAAGTAGTCAAATCTTTTGA